GATCCTGAAGTCCACACCCTTCAAGTAATCAGTTGGCATTTCTTCCATCTCTGGATCCATAAGTGCCCCTCTGATTATGTTGAAGATCTGAGGTCCAATGATGAATCTTCTGATCGGATTCTCAGGTGTTGAGTCTTCTGCTAGTGGATTCGTTGTGACAAAACCCTGGAAGATGTAACTTTTCTTCTTCCAGTATTTTCTGCCCATGTCTTCCATGCTCTTGTCTTTGAACCACGGTCTCACCTCTGTGAGTACTGGACAAGTCTTCCCATACATTTCCATGCACGGTACTTGCACTGTCACTGGTCTAGAATCAGTCTGACCTTTGATACCTGCGAATGGTAACTTGATCATGTTTCTCTCAGTCCAGAAGAATGTGTTGGTCTCGTCCTTGTCTGGTAAGAACCTGACTACTGCTTCAGAACCTTCTGCTATATTCCAGTGTGGGTAGATGGCGTTGTCTCCGCCTGTGTTGGAAGTGGAGCGATTCACTTCTTGAGATTTTAACTTCGCTCTTATTTCAGCCAATGATGCCATAATGTAAGCCTCCTTTATTGTGCCTATGTTTGTTTTTTGCCTAAATGTATATCAGACATATAGTACGTAATATACAACTATATTTATCTAATGTCTACTACTATTATTGGTAAAGTGCTAGGTTTTTGATACGATCTATTTGGTTATCGTATGCGATCTCTTCTTCTGAATAGAATTCATTAAGATCTAGTCCTGCCATCTCTATGGCATCTTTAAGTGTGTATTCCTGGTCACCAACTTTGAATTTGTCACCTGATTTCATGCCTGCCGCTTTGGCTTTCTGCACTGCTTGTGCGAATTGATTGCCTTCGAACTTGCCTGCGTGTGCGCCGCCCTGCATCTTCTCGTAGTGTTCAGCGGCCTCTTCAGGTGTGAGTCCCAGTTCATCTGCCTTGCTCATGAATTCATCTTTGCTCATGCTCTGAGCCATGTCTGCTATCTTGTCGCCCATTCCCTCAGTTTTATCTGCGTACTTGGGATCACCCGCTTTCATTTTTTGATACGCTGGCGTGTTCATCATCTTGTCTGCTTTTGTCACATCAAGTTTTGTAGCGTTCTCTTTGTCTTTCTTTTCAATTTCTTGATCTTTAGGTTCAGTGGCATATTCCGCAACTTCCATTTCGCCTGCTCTCAACTTGTCATAGTTCTGCCTTAAGAAATCTTGTGCCTCTTCCTGATCTACGGATGAGAAGATTGTTTTCTCATTTCTGTCTAGGACGTTGTAGGTCATCTTGTTGTTGTCTTCGCCCCTGCTCATTGACACGTAAGGTTTAATTCCACCTTCGTCAACTATAGAGTCAACCCAACCTTCAAATGCTTCTGTTTCTTTGGCTTTGCCTTTTAGATCTTTCTTGGGATTGAAGTCCGCTGGATCCATTCTCACTTGGTCCGTGTATCCTGGCTCTGATTGCATTTTCTTGTAGTCGTCGATATATCTCTTGGCCAACTGCACTGCTATCTTCTTGTTCTTGATGTAGTCAGGTGTTGGTTTAAATGTTGCTGAATTTTCTTGTTCCATTTCATCTGCAACTCTACTAGCGAAGTTTGCCACTCTGTCTTCCTCACCTGTCTTGGTCAACAGTCTTGATGCTATGTCTGACAGTATCGAACTCAACATTGTGTTCTTGTTTGTGAATTTTGTCACTTTCAACATCTTGTCTGCTGAATCGTCTTTCCTTAAAACTAATTTGCTGTCCGGATCATTAAGGAAACTCTGTACCACCGCTCCGTGATCCACAGGTGCCTGTACAGGTGCATCAATAGGCTCTGCATCTGGTTCTAGTTCGTTCACTTGTTCTTGTTCTTTAGGTGCTTCTAGTTCACTCATTATCCTGTTTATAAGTGGTAGTGCGTCTTCAACTCTGTTGTCTAAATTTTTCATAGTGAACTTCTCTCTCAATTTGTTTACAGTTTCGTCGTCTAGTATTTGCTCTTCTGATGTTTTAAAATCTTTACTTGCGTTCTCGTAGTGTGATTGGTTAGAAAGGTTCTTCATGTAACCTCTTAGGTTCTCTAGTTTCAATTTAGTCTGCTCGATGATATCACCAGCGTTGTCGTTCAATTGATCTTTGTTGGTTACGTATCTTGAGAATGAATTTAATTTTGCGATGTCTTCAGAAGTTGAAACGATGTGTTGTCCAAATTCGTCATGTGGTCTTCCACCGTTGGCAACGTGTCTCATCATTGCTCTCGCACCTGCTAGGTGTGTAAGTGGATACTTGAATCTCTCTCCATCTTCGTTTTCAATGTACAGTGATTGTATCTGTCTTGATCTCGCACCTGGCACGGTTTCATCAACTTTGCCTTTGTGTCTGATTATCAATTTTGTTTTGTCTAGGTTTTCGTATGAACGTTTCGCAGTGCCTGTTAGGCCTTCGCTGATTCCTGCTAATTTAGTGATTCTGTCTAGTTCTTCCTGCATCTCGTCAGTATTTACCGTTTTGTTCGTATCTGCAAGATTTTCATAGTCCTGCTTCGTTAGGTTGTTTTTAGTGATGTCTCTCACGTCAAATCTCATTTGATGCTCTACAGCGAAGTCTTTCAACTCCTTAAGGAACGCATACCATTCGTCTTTGCTGTCCTCATCAATTTTGTTCACTAGATCTCTGTTGTAGTACACTTTCATGTTCTCACCGTCCGCTAGGCTTATGCTTACTGATCCAAATGTGTCTGCGTCTTCCTGGAATTCAAACTCAAAGAACACTGCACTGCTTGGATCCGCAGTAGCGGCTCCGTTCTCGTCACCTAGTCTGATGTTTGAGAACTGTGATCTTATCTTGTTGAATAAATCTTCGGAGTTTTTAGGGTTCATATAGTGTATTTATTATCCTGAGAACGATCCAAATATGGGCATTGGTGTAATCTCGCTTGTCCTATCAGTCCATTTCTCAAATATTTTAGGGTCAAAATCCGCCAACACTTTCATCATACGTGTCATTAGCAAACAAGAACTTACTAGGTCGTCGTGTTGTCCCGGTTTTGCTTTGAAACTCATGCCGCTGGCCACAAAATCTTTTAACTCTGATATAAGCAGTTGTGAATTGATCTTCATCTTATTGTTCTCTATAAGTTCTTTGAATTTTGTACAGGCATCTATCTTGTGTTTGGCTGTGGTGTTGAACCCTCTCCTAAACTTACGTCTGTGTCCTTTCCTGATGGGTTCAGAGAGGAACATACCCTGTATGTTCTCTTCACCTATGTCCATGACCCTCATCAGTGCGGCCTCACCTATAGAGTTGTTTTCCATGCTGTAAAAAATCTGTGGTGTTGCTGTAGCATCTTTTTCCATAATAGTGTCGTGTATATGTTTGTTAATGCCTTGTAGTATCCTAACTTGTTGATTCATTGGCGTCATGTTATGATGCCATTCTCCCACTTGCTCAAATGTGGGCAACTCAAAAACTTGTATTGCCGCATAATCTCCTCCAGTACCCATCGATGGATCTAATGACACCATGTAAGTATGTCCTGGTGTTGGACGTTTAAACCAACGTACCTGTCCCGTTGTCTCCACAGGAGCCGCGGCTTCCATGTCTGCCAAATGTATACTGTCTATGAGTGTTTCATCAAAGATCAAGAATTCACATTCATGCTCCCTCCTGAATCTCTCATCACCGATCCTGGCCTTTTCCGCTTCCGCCCATTCCTCATTTCTATCTGGGTGTTCTGACCAATGTGCTTTCATGGCATAGAAACCATTGGTTCCTACAAGTTTATCATTGCCATATTCATCAAATCTTTTATTTGCCTCTTTCCAGATCAATGCGAACTGGTCCTCATCCGAGTTGGGTGTGCTTGTGATCATACACTTACCACCTGTACTTAATGTTGGAGACAGTGATGTCCAGAATTCCTTTGCTTTCTCTGGTGGTTGCACGAACGCGAACTCATCACAGTAGATTAGTGTAAGTGACATACCCCTACCTGTGTTTTCAGTTGTCGTGGTTGCCATTATCTTTGATCCGTTGTCAAACTCTATGCTGTTCCTGTTGTACTGTGTTACACCTGCTTTGATCCAACTGGGCAACATCTCGTAGGCGTAACGCACCCTAGACATGATGTCTGATGCTCCTGCGTATTTGTGTGCCGCGATTAGTATCTGCGAATCAGGCCTAAACATGGCATACCAAATAAGGAAGCCGGAGGCACAAGTTGTTTTACCAGTCTGCCTGGGCAACATGGCTATAGAAAATCTGTGATCGTTGTAACTGTTGATCAGTCTCTCTTGGTATGGGAATGGCTCAAACGGCATAGATCCTTTGACAGGATGTTGTATCTTCATAAATGTTTTCATAAAGAACAATGGGCCTGTTTTTGGGTCCATGCATTTCTCAAGTTGTTCAACTTGAGCCTTGCTGTATTTGTGTTTCTTGTGCGCCTTCTTAATTTGGTCGCTGTCTAGTGATACATACGCCATAGTGTAGTATTTAACGCTGTGTAGTAGAGTAGAAAAGTATTACTTTGCTTCTTTATCTTTGATGGCTTTTTTCATTGGTTCTTTTTTATCGCCATCTTTGTCCATGTCCAAGAAGTCAGGTTTTGCCGCTTCTTGATATGCTGTTTTGAAACTTTCGTACTGTGTTCTAAGACTGTTAGCCAACTCTTCTTCGGTGATCTTGTCCTCTGCCGCCATTGGGTTGTCTCCTGGAGAAACTCTTGGATGAGTCTGCTTTTGTCTGTTCAATCCACCTGAGTGTTTGTTAACCAGGCTGTCTATGTCTTGAACTTTCTCTTCAGGTTCGTTTGCGAACGTTTCTTCT